ACATCGATAAAAAGGCCAATAAGCGGCGGCTACGGTTTCGGTGGTGAGAACTCCACCCCAATCGAGGCGGCCGCTCTTGCGTTGTGGGGAGCTAAAACTACAAAACGAAACCCAGGGAAGAGAATGAGGGTAGGCTAAATGAATATTTTAATCAATCCGGGAAGCGTCGGCGGTCTGGGGCCAGAAGAACAGAGAATGCTTCAGAAACTGCTGGACGTGTACCAGAATGCGTCCATAAAGAACGCACAGAAAGAGAAATACTACGAGGGCAAGATCCCGTTGAGCGAGGTCAACCTGGGAATTGCGCTCCCGGTTGGGCTCGCCGGGCTGGAAGTCGGATGCTCATGGGGCGCCAAGACGGTTGACGTATTGGCAGGGCGATCCATGTTCGACGGCTTCGTCGGGGAGAGCGGCGAAGAACTGGATGACATTAAACGCATCGTACAGGATAACAATCTCATCGCAGAGTACCCGAAAGCGTGTCGTGACGAGCTGAAGATTGGCTGTGCATTTGCAACCTTATCTGCGGACGATGATATTCGGTGCAGAATCCGTTTTCATTCGGCTAACTCTGCCGCCGCGGTATGGGATGGCGAAAAGGGCCGCATTGCTTACGGTATGGCCGTGGTTGATACGGTGCCGGACGATAAAATGATGTGGACACCGTCGTTGATTAATCTATACACGGACACGGATATCTGGGTCTTGCGGCAGTCGAGCCAGATCTGGACAGCCGAGCGGCATCCGCATAAGATGGGGCGGCCTTTAATGGAGCCACTGATCTATAATCCGACCAGCACCAAACCGTTCGGGCAGTCTCGCGTTAAGGAGCCAATCAGACGATTGATTCAGGGGTACGTCCGGACGATTGCGAATGCGACCATCGGGCTGGAGTTTTCCACCGCACCGCAGAAGTATCTGTTGGGTGTTACGGACGACCAATATGATGTGCTGATTAACCAGAAGTTCAAGCAGTACGTTGGAAATATACTGGCTTCGACGACCAACCCGGAGACAGGCGAGAAGCCGACTTTCGGACAGTTGCCGCAGGGAAGCATCAACCCGCACGTTCAGATGATCCGCGTGCTGGCTACACAGTTTTCGGCTGCTACGGGCCTGACCGTAACCGACACGGGAGTCGTAAATGATGCTAACCCGACAAGCTCCGACGCGATACTGGCGCAGTCTCAGACGCTGGTCAGCATGGCGGAGCAGTTAAATGCACGGAATGGCGATTCACTCCGTACCATTGCGTTGATGGCGCTGGCGATCGCAAACAACACGACGCTGAACGAATTGACCGATGCACAGCGGAGCATTGTCGCGCATTTCAAAAACCCCGCGATGCCATCTGTAGCGGTAACGGCAGACGCCGCCATTAAGATCGCAAGCGTTCGCCCTGAATTTGGCGCTACCGATACGTTCCTGGAGATGATCGGATTTGACCAGGCGGACATCCGGCGGATCAGAGCGCAAGAGGTTCGGGAGCGTGGGCTGGCCGTGCTGGGAGATCTCGTAAATGATAATAACGAATAACGCATGGAAAAAATATATAAAAGTCCTGCGGGCAATTGACGACAAGGCCGCCGCAGAAATGACTAAGTACGTTAACCAACTCAGAGACAGGGGCATCCGTGGCGATGAGGGCGCACAGATGATAGTTGATTATGCCTATGCGCTGGCTACGAAGTACGGGGAAGCATCTGCGGCGATGGCTTGCGAGATGTACGATGCGCTTGCGTTGTTACAGGGCGCAACGGTACCAGCGGCAGTGCCAGCACAAACTGCGACCTATGGAGAAGTCGCCAAGGCCGTTCGCGGTACGATGCTACAGTCGACCAATGAGGAAGTGATCGCCGGAGCGGTCAGCCGCGTGGTTAAACTGGTGGGCGTTGACACGATGCAACAGAACGCACTACGAGACGGAGCCGAATGGGCATGGATACCAAGCGGTGACACCTGCGCTTTTTGTCTGACCCTTGCGTCAAACGGATGGCAACGGGCATCGAAGAGCGCCATAAAGAACGGACACGCCAAGCACGTACATGCCAACTGTGACTGCACCTACGCGATCCGGTTCTCTCCGGACATAGATGTCGAGGGATATTATCCGGACAAGTACCTGTCCATGTACGAGAATGCAGACGGCGGGACGAGAAAGCAAAAGGTAAACGCACTGCGCCGACAGTTTTACGCTCAGAACAAGGATAAGATAAACGCGCAGAAACGGTCAGCGTATGAAAAGCGGATGGAGCGCAACAGTTCCGCCGCAGAAGAAATTGATATTGATTAGGGGGCCAATAAGGGCCCTCTTTTGATATGGCAACTCGTGCCTTAAACGAGGTTTTACTCGAAGGAGGTCAACATGACTGGACAGAACCAGGAACCTATTACTCAGAACGCAGAACCAACTGCAACCGAGCCGACACAGAAAACGTTCACACAGGAGGACGTTAACAGGATCGTCGCAAACAGGGTCGCGAAGTACTCGGACTATGAGGCCTTAAAAGAAAAGGCGGCAAAGTTCGACGAAGCAGAAGAAGCGGCCAAGAGCGATCTGCAAAAGGCCACAGAGAGGGCGAACAGTTTACAGGCCGAACTGGACGCCATGAAGTCGGCCGAACAGCTTCGGAAGATGCGCGAAGAGGTCGCCAGCGATAAGGGCGTACCGGCCAATTTGCTCACTGGATCCACCAAGGAAGAATGCGAAGCACAGGCCGCCGCCATGATCGAATGGGCGAAACCAACATATCCCAACGTTAAAGACGGGGGGGAACCAATCGGAAACACTAAAAAGGCCACACGCGATCAGTTCGCCGAGTGGCTCAACCAGCAATAGGAGAAAGGAATAAAAAAATGGCAGGAGTACCGACCAATAGAACTAACATCACACTTCCACCTGAAATCAGCGCAGAGATTCTCGCAAAGACTCAGGAAGCATCCGCAGTAATGACTCTGGCACGCCAGATCGCTCTGCCGGGTAGAGGAGTATCAATTCCAGTTATCACCGCAGATCCTGAAGCCGCATGGGTAGGCGAAACCGCCGCAAAGACGGTCGCAAATCCGGGTCTGAACACCAAGATCATGGAGGCTTATAAGCTGGCCGTAATCGTTCCGTTCTCAAACGAGTTCAGAAGAGACGCCGCTTCCCTGTATGACGAACTGGTTCGCAGACTGCCGCTGGCACTGGCTCAGAAGTTCGACGCAACCGTAGTTGGCGCAGTACCCGCTCCGGGAAGCAACTTCGACACCTTCGCGTCCGCTACAGCTCAGAATATCAGCACCGACACCTATGACGGACTGGTAGCGGCCGACACTGACATCGCAACCCACGGTGGAAACCTGAACGGCTTCGCTCTGTCCCCGCAGGGCAAGGGCGTTCTGCTGTCCGCTAAGGACGGAAACGAGAGACCGCTGTTCATCAACTCCGTAGCAGAGGGAGCAATCCCGATGGTACTGGGTGCCCCGACTGTAGTCAGCAAGGGCATGTACTACGCCACCGGAAACGTCGTAGGAGTTGCAGGCGACTGGTCTCAGGCTCTGTACGGAACCGTTGAGGGCGTAGTGATTGACTACTCCAGCGACGCAACTCTGACAAGCGGCAACACCACAATCAACCTGTTCCAGCAGAACATGTTCGCAGTAAGAGCAGAGATCGAAATCGGATTCCGCGCCGATGTAACCTGCTTCAACAAGCTGACCACTGCATAAGTGATTAAGTTTATTAATAAGCAGTTCGGGACCGAGATGTGGGTCGCGGAAGATCGAGTAGAAGAGTACAAGGCGGCTGGTCACAAACTGGCCGCCAAGTCTTTGAAAACAGATTCCACAGAGGAACCGAAGAAGGCGAAGAAAACCGTAAAGAAAAAGTGAGGTGATCACGATGGCATATGCAACTGTTTCAGATGTTCAGGAAAGAATCACAAGAGTTTTGACTGATACCGAGATGCAAGTCTGTGCTTCGCTCCTGGATGATGCCGCAGTGATCATCGATTCATATAACAAAAACGCAGAGGCTGACGCGAAAAAGATAGTATCCTGCCGAATGGTGATTCGTGCGCTCGGCACTGGATCCGGCGCAAGCGATGTGCCCATTGGTGCAACGCAGGGAAGCATGGCCGCACTTGGCTATTCCCAGAGCTGGACAGTCGGAGGCGGAACTGTCGGCGAAATCTATCTGGGCAAACTGGAAAAGAAAATGCTCGGTGTCGGCGGTGGCTCTGTCGGTTCGTATAGCCCCGTTGAGGAGCTGGCGAAACAGGACGGTGATTTAGCATGAGAGGAATCGAGGTTGTTCTGCACGTCAGAACCGAAATCGGGAAAGACCCGCTAAATCATCCGATTTACGAGGAGCGTCCCGAAGTCGTGGAGAACGTGTTGGTTGCTCCTATGAGCACGCAAGAGATTCTTGACACGCTGAATCTGACCGGACGCGAAGCCGTATACCAGTTGGGCATCCCGAAAAAGGACGACCACGACTGGAAGGCAGGCAGCCGGGTTACGTTCTTCGGCGAGGATTGGCGAATCGTTGGTATCCCGCAGGAGGGCATCGAGGATCTGATTCCACTCTGCTGGAACAAGAAAGTCAGGGTAGAACGGTATGAGCAAGGTTAAATTCGACTTGAACCTGCCCGGGCTCAACGAACTGATGAAGAGCGGAGCGATGCAGTCGATTCTGACCGAAAAGGGTCAAAGGGTCGCCGCATCTGCAAACGCATCTGCAACGGTGAAGGATGCCCGCTATGGCATGGATACGAAGACCATCAACTGGATCGCCGTGACTACAGTTCGGGCAGAAAACAGTGAGGCCGTTCGCGACTGCCTCGAAAATAATACTTTGCTAAAGGCTCTTGGGGGTGGCTGATGGAGACTATAGAAAAAACTCTGGTCGATTACTTATCGGCGCATCTGGACGGCATCTCTGTCGGTATGGAGGCTCCGGAGCAACTCGGCGAATATGTTCTTATCGAAAAGACCGCTGGCCCTTCGGTCAATCATCTTACTACTTCGACTATCGCTGTGCAGTCCTACGGATCCAGCATGTACGAAGCCCTTGTTCTTAACGAACGAGTGAAAGAGGTAATGAAAGGCTTGGTTGAATTGCCTGCGGTCTCCGGGATAAGACTTGAAACAGATTATAACTACACGAACACGGCCACGAAGCAATATCGCTATCAGGCCGTGTTTCAGATTACGCATTACTTAGGAGGTTTTTAAATGTCAACAAATGTTGCAAACGTGACCGCCGGAAAGCCTAAAGTAGGCGGTGCCGTATTCAGAGCACCTTCTGGAACTACCGCACCGACTGATGCGGTGACTGCGCTGGCAGACACCTTTAAGGATCTCGGATACTGTAGCGAGGATGGTGTCACCAACGCCAATTCCCCATCTATGGAAACCATCAAAGCATGGGGCAATGATACCGTGCTGGTAGTCCAGGAGGAAAAAGAGGATACTTTCCAGTTCACGCTGATCGAGTTCCTGAATCCCGAAACTAAAAAGGCCGTTTACGGCAGCGACAACGTTCTTGGAGATCTGGACACCGGGCTGACCGTTAAGGCTAACGCGTCCGAACCAGAGGAAGGCGTTTGGGTCATCGACATGGTCATGAATGGCGATGTTGCTACCCGTTTCGTGATTCCTCATGGCAAGGTTTCCGAAGTTGGAGACATTACCTTTGTCGACAACGATGTTGTTGGCTACGAGGTTACTGTCACCGCCACACCGGACAGCGACGGACAGACTCACTACGAGTACTACAAGAAAGCATAAGAAGTCGCATTAGGAGGGTTATATGGTCGTTAAATTAGAAAGTGGATTCGAGGCCGAACTGAACGAGGCCAACATGGAGAGCTGGGAATTTCTCAAAGCGATTCGTAAGGTCGACAAGGGCGATTTGCCTTTGATCGTTGATGTGGCCGAGATGTTACTGGGCAGCGAGGAAGAGGTCGACAGACTGGCCGACCATCTGAAAGAGACTACTGGATCCGCTACGGTCGAAGCAATGGCCGAAGCGATTCAGGAGTTAATGAACACTGCCGAAATAAAAAACTGATAACCCTCGCCAGCATGATAAATCTCGACGAAGACGCATTGATTTGCGACTTTGCCGAGACCTATCACATTTATGACTACAGGTCGCTTCCAGTTCGTCTGGCGGCGACCTTGGCCGCTGGTTTGAGGGCTGAATCGAGAATCAGAATGAAGATGTCCGGCATTCCGGTGCGTCAGGACACACTGCTCTTGGCATCCATCACAGACCAAGTCGCACTGTTCCGTTATGGTTTTACAGAAGACGCGAAGAAGAAACAGAACAGGCCGAACAGTGTAGTGGCGGAATTGCTGGGAGAACCTAGCAAGAAGAAACAGGCGGGTGTAGTAGGATTCAATACTCCAGAAGAGTTTGAGGCGGCACTTGCCAGAATAAGAGGAGAATAAAATGGCTGGGACTTCGCTCGGAACTGCCTATGTGCAGATTATGCCAAAAGCAACGGGCATAAAAGGGAGCATCTCATCCGCATTGTCAGGCGAAGCGTCTGCCGCAGGAAATACTGCGGGAACGAACATCGCTGGAAAAATCAAAGGTGCGTTGGCCAAAGCGGCCATCGGTGCCACAGTTGGGATGATCCTGAAGAAGGCTCTGGACGAGGGGGGCAAACTCCAGCAGTCCTATGGTGGCCTTGAAACAATATACGGCAAAGCCTCCGGTGCGGCGAAAAAGTATGCCGCCGAAGCGGTAAAAGCCGGAATATCTGCGAATGACTATGCCGAACAGGCTGTGTCCTTTGGTGCGTCGCTTAAACAGGCATTTGGCGGAAATACTACCAAAGCCGTAAAAGCGGCGAATACCGCCATCTTGGATATGACAGATAATGCCGCCAAGATGGGCACACCAATCGAAGATATACAGAGAGCATATCAAGGATTCGCTCGTGGTCAGTACGGTATGCTTGATAATCTAAAACTTGGATACGGCGGAACGAAGTCTGAGATGGAGCGACTTCTCGCAGATGCGGAGAAGCTGACGGGTGTCCACTACGATATGAACAACCTCGGAGACGTATATTCCGCTATCCACGCGATCCAGGGCGAACTGGGTCTGACTGGCGTTGCGGCGGCGGAAGCTGGTTCGACGCTGTCCGGCTCGTTCGGTGCCATGAAAGCGGCGTATTCTAATTTCATGGGCTCAATGGCTCTTGGTGAAGACATCAAGGGGCCACTTACCACGCTGATCCAGACGGCAAGCACGTTCTTATTCGGGAATCTGATTCCGATGGTCGGCAACGTGGTGAAAGCGCTTCCAAGTGCAATCATGACAGCAATTCAGGTCGGCATTCCTTCGTTTATGGCGGCGGGGCAGTCAATGCTTGCCAACATCATGAACGGTATGCGCTACGGGCTCCCGCAGTTCGCCGCACAGTTGCCCGTGATGCTTGGCAATGCGCTGAACGCTATCACAGCGGTACTGCCTTCCGTGCTGGCAAAAGGACGTCAAATTGTCGTCTCGCTTGCGAATGGATTCCTTTCGAACCTTCCGGCGTTTATCAATAGTTTGACCGCTATGATATCGAAGTTCACTGCATTCATCAGCAAGAACTTGCCAACGATAGTCAGAGAAGGCGGCAAGATGATCAAACAGTTGGCGGCCGGGTTTATCAGAAATCTGCCGTCCATCATTGCCGCATTGGCAAAACTGGCGGCGACTGTCATCAAGTCGGTCGCAAAACTCGCTCCGAAACTGCTGTCGCTTGGAGCGAAAGCAATATTCGGCCTCGCGAAAGGCATGGGCGGTGCGGCTCTTTCGGCAGTAAAAACTGCGTTGTCTAAAATCGCTACCGCTATCACACAGCCGATAGAGAAG